GCGCTCGTACTATTCTCTCTGGTGGTTCTGAGCCACAAGTCAATGCTACTGTGGCAAAAGAAGATATTGATATTGCCATCGAGAAATCCCTGTATTGGTACAGGCAAAACTTCAAGCCAACAGAGTCCAAGGGGTGGATAGTTAAATATCTACGGGATCACGGACGCACAGAGGATGCAGCGGTGGTTGGTCGAGCCGAGAAGTCTCGTTTGCGTTTGGTGGCTCCGTACTGCCGTATGGTGACCCGTGGCTTTCCGTTTGCGGATGTACACAAGGCTCTTATTGAGAAGAATCTAGGGGAACTGCTTGACCATGCACGGGGTGTGGCAGACGCTATCCCCGTTGAGCGAGTAAGTGTGCAGGATCGTGTGGTTGCAAAGGCAGATGTACTCCTGTCTGATTTGGAACCTGTGATTGATGAAACCACCGAGTCTGTGCTCAAGGGAAAGCGGAAAGATAATGCTCTCCTTGAGTGGATTTCTCGCACCGAACTAACCCGCCCACTTGCTGTTATTGTGCGTGATCGCTTGGCGAAAACCCTAGAGGAAATGCTTTTAGCACAAGCAGGAACCGATCCCGATCTTGTTGAGGGGTACTCTCATTTTAAAAAGACAGCATTAAAGAACATGGTGGACACGCTGACATCTGCTGTTCAAAATTTAAATGATCGTATTGGCATTCTGAAGTCTAACAAGAAGCCACGAAAGCAGAAGCGCAAGTCCCCAGAGTCTCAAATAAAGAGACTCCACTTCTTACAGAGAAGTGATGCTTTTGCTATTGACTCCATCAATCCAGTGGATATCATTGGGGCACAGAGACTGATCATGTACAACACAAAGAACAAGAAAGCCATCCTGCTTATTGCAGTTGAACCAAAAAGCGGACTTGCCGTAAAGGGGTCAACCATTATTGGATTTGATTCAGCAAAGTCTTTTGAAAAGACTATCAGAAATCCTGATGAGTTTCTGAAGAATCAGAATGACTGCCGAAAGACAGTTGTTACTGCTATTCGTTACCTTACGGGATTGAAGACTAAGAGTAGCGAACCCACGGGTCGCGTAAACAGTAATTGCCTCATTCTACAGGTACAGTAATGATTCTCGTTGACAACACGCAGGTATTGATGTCGTCTATCTTTGCACAACACAGAGATGTTGCAGCCATTGATGAAGACCTAGTTCGACACATGGTACTCAACACATATCGCATATATCGCAAGAAGTTTTTCCGCGAATACGGCGAACTAGTCATCTGTGAAGACTCAGGCTCTTCTTGGCGGCGGCAGTTCTTTTCCCACTACAAGGGAAAGCGCAGACAAGACCGCAAAGAGAACGAGGCTCAATGGACTCGGTTCTATGAGATAATGAATAAGATTAGGGATGAGGTTGCTCTGCATATGCCTTATCGAAATCTGGCAGTTCAAGGCTGTGAAGCCGATGATCTTATTGCCTATCTTGTAAAACGATTTGCCCCAACAGAGAAGATGCTTGTGTTGAGTGGAGACAAAGACTTCTCTCAACTGCTTATTCATCCAAGTGTGCGGCAGTACGCTCCCCTTCAGAAGAAGTTTGTTGAAGTAGACAACCCCAAGCAGTTTTTGCTTGAGCATATTGTCCGAGGAGACTCGTCTGATGGAGTTCCAAATATTCTATCGGATGATGACTGCTTCATGGTGGAGGACAAACGACAGAAGCCCATCACAAAGAAGCGTATGGATGAACTACTAAACTATTACGCGGAGCATGGAGTGGTGCAAGAAAAGCACCAAGCGAATTGGAATCGAAACAAGACACTTATTGATCTGCTCCATATCCCATCCGAGTACGAAGAAAAAATTGAAGTGAATTGGAATACACCTTTTACACCCTCTCGTAGCAAGATTCTTGGCTACATGATAGAGAAGGGTTTGCGTAACCTTATTTCTGATATTGAGGACTTTTGATATGTTTGAGCGCAACAACCGTGACTACGACAGTAGCGACCCGAACGCAAAGAAGGCTCGTAAGAGTGTGGAGCGAAAGCATAAGAGCAGCCGCCGCCACGATCAGAAAGAAATTTTGAAACGATTTGTGGAAGACTCTAATGCAGGAAAGCGAGAAGATTATGACAACGAAGACCAAGACTAATGTGGTGAAGATTTCCAAGCGAACACTTGATATCCTCAAGAACTTTGCTAGTATTAATTCAGGAATTCTAGTGAACGAGGGTAACAAGTTGAATACCCTGTCGTCCACAAAGAATATCCTTGCCGAAGCAAAGGTGGATGAAACCTTTGCGAAGTCGTTTGCTATTTGGGATTTGAACAAGTTCTTGGGAACCGTGAGTCTGTTCAAGGATCCTGAGTTCGTGTTTGAGGACAACTACATCACCGTGAAGTGCGGAAACTCAAGTGTTCGCTATTACTATTGTGATCCTCGTCTAGTGACTTCCACAAGCAAGAAGATCAGTATGCCGTCCCCTGTGGTGCAGTTTGATCTGAAGTCGAAGGACTTTGCGGAGATCATCAAGGCGGCTTCGGTGCTTCAGGTAACACATCTGTGTGTGCGATCATCGGCAGACGGCAAGCACATTGAACTTGCAGCCACAGACAAGGCAGACAAGACTTCTAACTTCTATTCAGTTATTGTAGGAGAGAACGCTTCAGGTGCCACATTTGACTTTATCTTTGATGTGGATAATCTAAAGATTCTTCCAGGTGATTACGCTGTTGCGATTTCGGAGAAGGTGGTCAGTTCCTTCACGAATAAGAATGAACCTCTGACCTATTGGATTGCCCTGAACGCAGACTCAACATACAAGGCTTAAAGTGATCTCAACTGAAACCGTGAAGGGATTGTGGTGCGAAAAGTATCGACCACAAACCGTTGCTGATTGTATTCTTCCATCCGAAACGCATGACCTGTTCCTGCAAATGGCAGAGCGAGGCGAACCGCAAAATCTACTACTGAGTGGAGGAGCGGGTTGTGGCAAGACTTCTATTGCTAGAGCCTTGTGTAATGATTTGGGTTGCGACTATATTGTTGTGAACTGCTCTGAGGATGGAAACATTGATACTCTCCGCACTCGAATCAGAAACTTTGCGTCCACGGTGTCTCTCACCGAAGGCGTAAAGAAGGTGGTGATATTGGATGAGTTTGACTACTCCAATGCACAGTCCACACAGCCAGCACTTCGGGGGTTCATTGAGGAGTTCTCGACCAACTGTCGGTTCATTCTCACCTGTAATTTCAAAAATAGAATCATTGAGCCGCTGCACTCCCGATGCACCTGTATAGATTTTCGTATACAGCAGAAGGAGAAGGCTCAGATTGCGGTAAAGTTCCTGAAACGAGCCACCGAGATTCTAGAAGCCGAGGGTATTGAGTACGAACCCAAGGTGGTGGCTCAACTCATTACAAAGTACTTTCCTGACTTTCGGCGTACCCTGAACGAACTTCAGCGATATTCTGTGAGCGGAAAGATTGATGTGGGTATTCTTCAGACCCTTGGGGATGTGCAGATCCGCGACTTGGTGAAGCACATGAAGGCAAAGGAGTTTGCCAATGTTCGTAGGTGGGTGGTGGACAATCTAGACAACGATCAGACACGGGTGTACCGCGCAATTTACGATAGCCTGTGTGATACGGTTGAGGGTGGATCTATTCCTCAAGCCATTCTTATTCTTGCAGACTATCAGTACAAGGCGGCGTTTGCTGCGGATCACGAGATTAATCTCACGGCTTGCCTTGTGCAACTAATGATGGAGATCAAGTTCAAGTGACCCATACCCTGAGTGATTATTTAAATGCGATCAATGTTTCAAAGGATCCGCTACTAGACAGTAGCGAGTCTTACACCAAACAGTCGTATCCACCGTTCGTGGTTACCCGTTGTCTGTCGTACTTTCCTGATACCCTGTTCGCGGCAAACGAGATGAATACTCGTCCCCTTATAGATTCAAAAATGCACTTTGACTTCCTGCGGGGAGCAGTTCGTCCCCGTAAGCGGTTCTCCAAGTGGCTGAAGCGGGAGGACGATAGTCGTGTGGCGGCTCTAGTGGAGTACTACGGTATATCTTCCCGCAAGGCGCGAGAAGCCCTGTCTGTGCTGTCTGAAGCCGATCTAGAGGAGATTGTTGCCGCTGTAGATAAAGGTGGACGAAGCAAATAATCTAAATACTTCCATGTGCGGTTCCGAATTATCAGGAGTGAGCAGAACATGGAAGCAGATGAACGATATATTGATCTTGAAACCACTGATCTGCTAGAGATCAGTCTACAGAAACCCGATGACTTTCTTAAAGTCCGCGAAACTCTGACGCGTATTGGCGTGTCGTCTCGCGCAGAAAAGAAGTTGTGGCAATCATGCCATATCCTGCACAAGAAGGGTAAATATTACATTGTGCATTTCAAGGAAATGTTTGCCCTAGACAGTTTGCCTACCTCCATAAATAGTGAGGACATTGGACGGCGTAACACCGTTGCGTGTCTCCTTGAGGAGTGGGGGCTGATTAAGATCGTGGACAAAACCAAGATTACAGAGAAAGTACCACTCAACAAAATAAAGATCCTTCCATTCAAGGAGAAGGGTGAGTGGGAGTTGTGTCCGAAATATCATATCGGTCGTTCCAAAAAGAACATCAAGACCGAAGAGTAGACAAAGGAAATTTATATTATGAGCAGACTTGTGATCAAGTTCCCTACGCGGAACCGACCCGAAAAATTCAAAACCGTCTTTTCCCGCTACCTCACCTTTCTGAGTGGACGGCATGATGTTCGTTTCATCCTGACAATGGATGAGGATGACCTCACCATGAATAATCCTGAAATGCACCAGTGGATTTCCACTCGTGCAGAGAACGCGCAGATTGAGTGTTTCTACGGGAACTCTAAGTCCAAGATTGAGGCTTGCAATGCCAACCTAGAGGGTGTTGACGGCGATGTACTGCTGTTGGCATCAGATGACATGGTGCCCGTGCAGATGGGATACGATGATATAATCTTTGGTGCTTTCTCTCAAGCCTTTCCTGACTTTGATGGTGCAATCAAGTTTTGGGATGGTCTGCGTCCAAAGGAAGACCCGCTGATGACTCTCACAGTCATGGGCTTCCCCCTGTACAAGCAGTTCGGATACATTTACAATCCTGAGTACAAGTCTCTGTACTGCGACAACGAGCAGACACAGGTTTGTGCCACGCTAAACAAGTTGCGCCGTTGCGACCTGTGCATTATTCAGCACCAGTGGACGAATGAGCCGTTTGACACCCTCCATGCTCGTAATGAGAACTCGGAGATGTACGATGTGGACGGTGAAACATTTAAGCGTAGATCCGAAAACAAATTTAATATGGAGGCAATGTTCAATGCCAGTATCAGCAAGTGAAATCAAGTTCAGCATTCTGATGCTGTCTATCCCCGAACGCATCGAATCCATGACTGCTGCGGTAAAGCATCTACAAGAGCAAGCCGATGCCGTAGGACAAGGCAAGGCTGTAGAAATCCTTGTACTACTCGACAACCGCTCTAAAAGCATTTCCGAAAAGCGCAACGACCTCTTGCAAATAGCACGGGGCAAGTACATTGCGTTCTTGGACGATGACGATGCAGTCAGTAAGGAATATATGGCAAAGATTTTTACAGCCATTGATACCCATGACGGTATTGACTGCATCTCATTTAATCAGTGGTGTAGTATTGACGGTGAACCAATGGATGTGGAGTTTGGCATTGGCAATCCCCACGGGCAGTTGTGGCGGGATGAAGACGGTTTCCTTGGCAATATTAAGCGTCCTCCATACCATATGTGCCTGTGGCGCAGCGAAATTGCTAAGAGTGAGGCATTTAATCCTGTGTACGGAGCCAATGGTCAGTCTTCTGAAGACATTGACTGGCTCATGCGCCTGTATCCCAAGATTCAGACGGAACATCACATTGATGACTCGCTGCACGGATACATCTACAGTTCACAGACAACCACTTCTCTTGTTCCGCAGGAGCAGCAGTGAAAATTCTTCTTAACTATGCAGACGGTAAGTTCCTAGAATCTCAGTTAAAGAACAGCCAAAGTGGTCTTGCCGCAGGATTCAATGTGGTACACCAAATGAGTCGTTCGGAGATTGACTCAGAATTTGCAGTACGCCATGATGGCATCTTGTCTCAAAAGAGAGGTGCTGGATATTGGTTGTGGAAATCTTATTTTATCAATAAAATACTACACAATATGGACAAGAATGATATCTTGTTTTATTCTGATTCTGGTTCTGTGTTTGTTCGCCGAGTTGAACCTATATTTCAAGCAGTGATGAATGATCCAAAGGGAATCATTGGATTTGCTCTTGCAGGTGGTCATTTAGAAAAGTATTACACCAAGCGTGATCTGTTTAATCATATGGGAATTAATACTACTGAGTA